TTCGAAAACTCGATAATGCGGATCTTCTCGATAGTTTCATCGAGGCCCAGGATCTCAAAAATTTTTCTCTGCTGTTTTTCAATCCCAACTCGCAAGTTATGTTCATTTTCGGCGAGTCCGGACACTTTAGTTGAGACAGTTCGCGAGAAGGTCACTGGCGACGGGAGGACACGCCCTTTTGACTCTTGAATTTGTCCTTTCGATCCAGCGAAGAGGTTCAGAATCTTTCCGTAAGCAACGCCGGAATCCCGCTCAATTCGCGCACGAACAAGTTGCTCAGTGTCACGATTTTGCAAGAATTTCCGGAGCTGAACGCGTTCTGAACCCTCCGCTACCTTCATGTGGTGAAGTTCTCGAGCAAAGAGGTGGAAAATGGCTCTTTTACTGTTTTCGACAACATGCAGCGACTTGCTGGCGTCTGCTCGGACTTCATGACTTTGTTCCCAGAAGATACGGCAACCTCCAGCCTCATCTTCTAATTGCGCCAGCAATTCCTCAAATGAAACCTGGTGTCCATCCTCGGCAATAGCGTCGAGACGCATCTGGCAAGCCAGAAATAACGAGATGGCCCGGTAACACGGGTGAATCAGGTTCTACGTGTTGAAAGAAAGCCGTTGACACATCCAACAAAAATGAAGGGGAATATTTACAATTCGGCTTAGGTTTCTTCACGTGAACACTGTCCACATGATCGAAGACGATCCCATCATCAGCCAATGCAGGCAGAACACACGTCCGGGGTTCCGGCACGTGCGTCCCACCAATATCCGATTGGCCCAAGCGACAAAGGGGATAAAACACCACTTTTTCCCCATGCTCGGGCACGGTAAATCCAGGCTGACCCCAATCTTCGACCTCGGAGTTCTTCGGCTCCGGCTCACCAGACGACTCTTGATCCCGAACCAACTTCGGTAAGAGCCCTGGACTCACACAACAACTCTCGCGACTTTCGAGGACGGCACGGTTGTATGGGAAATCAGCACACGTCCTCGCGTCTCCGGGCAAAAATAGTTCAAGTTCAATGTCTTGTTGGGTGGAACATGCAAGATCTGGAATACAGGAAAATTTGGTAACTTTCGCCTCCTTGGTTAAAAGAGACTTGCGGGATGTCCCATCAGCTTGCGCCGGGAGGGGGGCCCCGCTAGGCGGGCCTGTTGCACCAGAATCGAGAGTACGCGGGTCGGCAAGATACCGAGGATTTTGGTCCTGGCAGACGCCGTCTTCCCACGCAGACTCTCCATCCACCGATACCGTTGTCATGCTACCAACGGCCCCAGTGGAGGCCTGTCCCACA